ATCACTTTTCCGCGGACGATTTTCTGCGGAAGCCCCACCGCTTCCGATGCCGTCAGATCCTCATCCTCCAGCGTCACGGCATACTGCCCATCCCACGTCGGGACAACGCAGTCGACGATCTTCGGCTGTCCGGGACGCTGGTCGGCCGTTTCGTCGTGATACTGCTGGAGCTTCTCGCGGTAGGCGTCCGCGTGCTGTTTGGTTGGCAGTTTGATATAGCGCATAGTTAGGGCCTCTGGATCGTGATAACCCACGCCGTATTCGCGTCCAGCCCGTTGTTGCTCTCGAAGCTCCGCGTCACGCCGTCGAGTTTATAGAGGAGCGCCCCAAGGGCTGACGGAGCTGTCACCCGCTTGATGCTCATGGCACTGAAGACGGCAGTGAGCGCCGAACTGGCGTAGAGCCCGTCAAACGCAGCCCCCGCCGAGGGGGCCGTGACATAGCGGGTCTTGGTTCCAAGGGAGTTTTCGTCGTCGAACGTGCTCGAGCCGACCGAGAGACGGAATCCTCCCCCGGTGATCGAGTCGCAGACGATGACCCCCTTGATGAGGCTGCCCACCACGGCCGCCGTCGCCCCGGTATCCTTGAGCCAGGTCAGGTTGGCGGCGGTAGCGGTCGCCAGCCCCCCGGCCACCGCCCACCCCGCTCCTGGCGTCCATTTTGTGTTATCGTCGAAGAGGGGGTCCCTGAGAAACTCCCCACTCAGCGACTCCGCCGTCCCCGGCTCCCCGATCAACGCGACGGCCGTGTGCGCCCCCTCCGTGAACGTGGCTTTGAAAGTCCGATAGGCGCGAAGGTCTACGCTGGGGGCGTCGATGAAGGCGCCGAGGGCGACGGTAGCCAGTCGGCCGGTGACAGAGGTGAGAGCGATTCCGGCTCCGTACTTGATGGTCTTGATATTCTCATTCGTCGCAAATTGCGATTGTACCGCGCTGGGGAGGCCCTGATAAACGACCGTCTCCGGCTCCAGATGCCGGTGGACGGTCTGCGTGGCGAGCGCGGGGGAGGCCAGGAGCAGGAGGATGAGGGCTGCCAGAAGTTTCTTCATGGCGATCACCTATGGGGCCAGCGTGCGGGTGAATTTCAGCAGCCCGCCTACCAGGCCCGTCTTCTGCGCGTACGACCCAGATGTCAGCCGATCTACCACAATCCGGCAGACGCTCCCCGCGGCCGCGCCTGGTAACGTGAGGGCAGCCGTCTCGGGCGCGATCCATTCGTCATACTGGACGTACGTGGCCGGCGCGGTCAGCGTGGACGTGACGGCGGTCCCCAGCGCCTGGCTCAAGCTCCCGGAATCCGCCGTGCAGAATCCGGTAAGGGACCAGACCACCGTTTGGCCCGTGGTCGGCGCCGTCGCGTTCGTCACCACGCCGTAAGGGACGAAGGTGATGGTCCCCGCGTTCCAGTCGGCCGGAGGCTTCCAGTCGAACACGAGAGATTGCTGCGTTGCGTTCGAGAACTCCCGCGCGATGGCCGGCCGGGTGTATTCGAAGCACGTCGTGGAGGCGGTGGACCACGTCGAGGCGCCGGTGTTCGTCGCGGTGAAGACCGCTGTGGTCGCGCTGGCGCGGAAGTAAATCGTCTCGACCACCGCCGTGACGACGGTCGGAATCACCGAGACGCCAATGCCGGAGGTGGCCGTGAACGTCGGGACCTGCCCTGTTACGGTCGGCGTGAATTGGAGCCGGTAGAGTTTCCCGGCGGTGAGCGTGGCAATGGTGATCGTCGCCGTCTGCGTGCCGGACCCCCAGACGGCCGTGGTGATGTTTGCCCCGCTGGGCGTGAACGTGCTGTAGGTGACGTTTGCTGGTGTCGGCGCGATCGTGCTCCCGACGGCACCCTGTACGCGGATGGCGGCATCGGGGGCGGCGATGACGGAGTCCATCCCGGCGTCGATCGGGATGTACTGGTAGTCGGAAATTGCCAGGCTGCTGGCCGTGATCGTTTTGCTGGAGAGGTTCTCCGTCCCGGTCGGGCTCGTGTAATCCGAGCCAGCAGAGGCCGGGGTCAGGGCGCCGGCACCGCTCCCCTTAACGATTCCGGTCAGCGTCGTCGCGCCGGTGCCGCCGTTGGGGACGGTGAGCGGGAACGTGATCCCGGCGATGGTGCCGGAGTTGAAGATCCCGCCGAAGTTCTGGGCCGGCGCCGCGACCGGCAGGAGCAACAGCAGGACAAGCGCTGTGAGGATCCTGTATCGCATCATCGCCACGCCCCCACACGGATACTTGCGGTCTGGCCGGTCGCGCAGATCACGCCCATGCCTGTCGGGGCGGCCTGCGTCTCGGAGATGAAGGGGAACGCGAGGCTCTCGCCTTTCCGGAGCAGGAACTTCGCGGCGGTGGCCGTGGTGCTCGCCACGGTCACGTAGGCGGCATCGGGGCCGTCGTTGATGATGATCAGAATCCCCGGCGGCACGGCGAACGTCAGCGCGGAATTTGTCTGCGTCGCGGAAATCGTGGTGATCTGCTCCTGCACCGTCGCGGCGGGGGCGGGACTCGCCAGGAGGCCGACCGACAGGACGGCAAGAAGCAGGAGGCAGGCCAGGGATATCCGGTGTCGCATGATGTCCTCCTTCGTCATTTGCTCGGGGCCGGCGCGGGGTCGGGCTCCGGCGAGGGAAGGGCCGGCGCGCCCGCCTTGGGGCGCCAGCCGTCACTGTCGAACGCAAGGCCGAGTGCTTCAGCGCGCGACTTATCGGCCGCGGTCTCGGCGTCGATGACTTCGGCGTCGGCGCTGTTCAGGTCCTTGACGGCCCGGGAGCGGCTCGTGAAGCCGGCGCGCACCATCGCGACCCGGTACTCGATGTCCTGCACCGGGTTGAGATACGGCCAACTTGGAGGAAGCCACTCGACCCGCTGCCAGGGGAGCGGATTGTCCCAGTAGGCGGCGGGAACGCGGAGGGCGCCGGAGAGAATCGCGCGGTCCATGAAGGCCAGCCAGATCGGGCGGAGCAACGAGAAGACGAGCGTGTGGTGCTGCCGCTGTTCCACGCGCCGCCGGAATTCGCCGAGGATGACGCGGACCGTCCGGTCGTTCACGCCCCGCATGTCGCCGGTGAGGACCTCGTACGGCACATCGGACGCGATGGCGGCGGCCATGAGCTGCTCGCGCATGAAGTCGCCGTAGCCGGTCGCCTCTGGCGGATCGGAGAACGTCACGTCTTCGCCGGGGGCGAGCTCCTGGAAGAGGCCGGGCTCCAGCCCAATGACTGCGTTGTCCCCTTCCAGCTCGATCGCCTGCCCAGTGATCGGGTCGATGTCCCCCTCCTGGACGGCGGGCGGGCGCTTGACGAAGCCGACGAACATGTTCGAGAGCTGCTGGCGGAGTAGCGTGGCGTCGCGGAATTTATCCAGATCGTGGAGGGCCACGATGGCCTGCGTCAGTTGCGGCAGGCCCCGGATCTGGCCGGCGCGAACCGGCTCGTAGAGGTGGATCATCTGCTCGGCCGGGATGCGGGCCATCGTCCCGCCGTCGGTGAAGGGATCGATCTGCTCCGGGCGTTGCTTCCAGCACCAGTAGGCGGCCCGCCGGCCGATGCCGTCAAACTCGATGCCGGCGCGGATCGGGTTGCCGCCGGAGGCGACCGTCGTGTATTCGTGGGGGCAGAGCTCCGGCTCGATCAGTTGGAGCTGCAGCGGGACGACGAGGCCGTCCTTCGGGAGGCGCGGGCGGAGGCGGATGAACATCTCGCCGCCTTCCATCCAGCCGCGCGCCGCCAGCGCCTGGAGTCCGTTGAAGTCGCGAAGGCCGTCGGAGTCGGCAACATCGGACCAGTCGAAATAGAGCTGGTGGACCTGGGCGCGGAAGGCCGCGTCGGGCGCCTTGGACTGCGGGACAATGCCGGTCCCGACCAGGTTGGAGACCATCTTGTCGACGGCAGATCTGGAATAACCATCGTTGCGATTCGCGGCGCGCGAGCGGTCCCGGATGATGCGCAGCGAGCCGAGGATGGCGGAGTTGCTTCCCACGGTAGGGGAGACCCACCCCCGGGCGCGCCGGGTCTGCGAGGCCGCCTCGTAGTTCGGTCCGGCACTGGCTGCCGGGGCCTGGCTGGTGATCTGCGGGGCCAGGCGGGTCCCGAGGCGCTGAAGGGCGTGGCCGATCGTCGCGAGCATCGGGTTACCTCTCACGTCACATGCCCTTCCCGGCCCACGCATAGAAATGCTTGGGGCGCGGCGTGTTGGACAGGGAGGTCTTCTCGGACTCGAGCACGGAAATCGCGATGTCGATCTCTTTGGCGGAGCGATACTGCACGCTGCGATCGGCGAAACTCGTGCTCTGCACTCCCTGCGCCTGGAGCGCGCGGAGGGCGTCGATGTCCGCCTGGACCTGCTCGAGGGTTCTGGGCATGCGGGCTCCTTCGTTATCGAGCCAGGTAGTTGCTGCGCCAGAGGCGCCGGCCGGGAAGGATCGGCTGCCGCGGTGGCTCCGATGGTGGTGGTATGACAGGATCGGGCGCTGGAGCCTCCGCAGGGGCCGGGGCCGGGGCGGATGTCGCCGTGCTGATCCGCTGGGCCATGTCCTTGAGGTTCGGCCGCAGAATCCGGAACGCGACGAGGGCGAGAACTGCCTCGTCCAGCGCGTGGTTGTCCGCGCGGTCCTGCACCCATACGCTCGAGACGGCGACGCCGCCGCGGTTGTACCGGGTCTCTTTGTGCTCGGCGCAGAGCTGGGCGAAGAACTCCGAGTCGACGCTCTCCACGCCGGCCGGGAAGTGCAGAAAGTTCGGGCCCGGAGCCGCCAGCGCGAGGCTCGCCATGAGTTGTGACTTGCCGTCGTCAACGTTCACGTGGTAGAGCGCGACGGGCCGCACCAGCCGCCTTGCTTTCGCGGCCGCCGGCCTCGTCTTGGCGACCGTGTGCCCCTGTGTCGGGGGCGAGACTTTCCAGATCAGTGGCTCTCCGCTCTTGCCAGCGTCGCCCTTGGTGGCGTACACCCTCCGCGACTGATGCCGAAGGACGAAGCTGTAAACGTCGTCACTCGCGTAGCCAGAGTCAATACAGGTCGCGTGGATTGCGAGGGACTGTCCGCTCGCGTGCTGATACGGGCGGTTCAGGGCTTCGAACAGCGCGCCCTGTGTCTCCCCCTTCCGCGGATCCCCCGGCACGCTCCGGTGGTCCACCAGCCACCGCTCTCCTGCCGGACCCCACCCGTAGACGGACACCAGGAATCCAGACGCTTGCACGTCCACGCCGGCGGTCATCGCGACCGCGGGGGCGGGCACCTCGATGGGGGCCCCATCGGGGAGGGTGCCGTAATCCTCGACGCGGACCATCAAGGACGTCGGCTCCATCTTCGCGGTCCGATCATCCCAGGCCTCGCCGAGCATCGTGTTGACGAAAACCTTGAAGCTCTCACGCCCCCGCTGCCGGGCCACCAGGAACTTCTCGACTAGCTCCTGTAGCGACACCCACGGGGAGAGCATGGCCGGGACCTGCCAGCCAACAAGCCCAGGCTCCTGGGACTCGGCGGTAGCGTCCCATCCATCATGCCCAATATCGATTCCGGATGCCCGGAAGTCCGCGCGCTCCGGCTCATAGACGCGATATCCACAGCCGCCATGATCCTGGTCTGGGCACTCAATCCGAGAGGTCTTGGGCTCCTGCCCGTCGAAGGCCACGCGGAAATGATTCTCGTCATTCCATCGGATGTAATCTCTCCGGCCGCAGCGAGGGCAGAGGCAGAAGAATCGACGCTGATCGCTCCGCGTATACAGTGAGTCGATGCGCCCGCCCTGGAGGGTCGGGGTGGACACGAAGAACGCGATGCGGTCATGGAACGTAGTGGTCCGGTTGACGAGCAGATCCCCCGGGTCTCCTTCGTCGCCGACCACCGCGGGAAACCGATCGAAGTCATCCGCGATCGCCAGCCGGACCGTCCATCGCGCAAACGAGTTCGGCGTGTTGGCGCCTCCCAGGGCGAGAAACCCATTGGGAAACATCTTGAGGCTCAGGGTCGACTCTGGGAGACCATCGATCCCGGGCACACGCTTGTCTGTCACCACCTCGCGCAGCGCTGGCGTGGAGTGGATCATGTCGGAGAGACGCTCTTTGCTGTACGCCTCCGCGCTAGCGGCCGTCGGATGGACCACAAGCATTGGGCACGGGTCGTGCTCCATGCAGTATCCGATGATGTTGTTCAGCGCTTCCGTGCCTCCCGATTGGTGGCACTTCATCAACGCGCCCTTGCGGATGGTCGGATCGTGGATCGCGTTCATGATGCCGGCCAGGTACGGCACCGTCGACGTCCGCCATCGGGCACCGCGGGCCGCGCTGGTTTCCGGCAGCATCCGGTGGGCGTCGGCCCACTCGCTTACGGTGAGGGCGGGCGGGGGCGCGAACGCGCCGAACCAGTCCGGGGTCGGCGACTCGCCGCAGGCCGCTTGCCGCTCTTCCCCGCTGCGAGCAGATCGTGCTGGGTTTTCCACCGGCTCATTTCCTCGAGGGTCTCCCGGATCATGGCCGCCACGGCCGGCTGTTTCTCAACCGGGATATACCCGGCCTGCGCCATCCGGCGCGGCATGGCCAGGAGTTTTGCCCGGACGGCCAGGATGGCGGCCCGCCCTTCGCGGACTACCTGGTCGCGGGGGAGCAACTCATTCTTGCGCTCGGCGAGGCGCAGCTCATTCAGTTCCGCCTGCGAGAGGTCGCGGCGGGATCGGGATTCGCGCTCCCCGCCGACGGGGGAGACCGCCTTGAGGTGCGTGATGTAGGCCGGCGTGATGGTGGCCAGGTCGTAAAACGAGGGGCGACGGCCACTCCCACGGATGGCCGGAACGATCACGCCATCCGCCTCAAGCTTTGCGAAGGTCCGCTCGGCAACGCCGAGGAACTTAATGGCTTCGGATCGGCGGATGCTCGGAGTCGTGTTACTCATTTAGGACCTAAGTTGTCCTTTAATGCGGCCTTAGGGGCGGTTCAGAGGGGGACAAAGTGTGGGCCGTCCTGACC